CGGTGAAGATTCTGGTGAAGCGGGGCGAGTTCGACGAGGGGCACTCGAAGGCCGCGGTGTTGAAGGCCCTGGGGCCGCGCGAGGAGCACCAGTGGCCGAGCCACTACCCCACGCATCACGTCGGCGAGGTCGTGTCTTTGCCGTCGAGATAAGCTCTGGGGCGCCGCAGGGCGGTGGGGTGTCGGTCCGGGACATGTCTGCAGTCGATTCCCAATACGCCCCCGTTACTCCCTCAGGACATGTCCGCCGCCCGTGGCAATCGAGTAACGCCGATCTAGAACTTCACCATCACCGACCGTAGCGCTTGTGCCTGTCGGGCCGTCCAGCTACTATCTGCGTACCAATACATCACCTATTGACCTCAGGGCTGGCTTCGCGCCGGCCCTATTTTTTGCCGTGTCCCTTGACGCAAGGATTCGCGATCACGCGTATTCTTGTCGATGCAGATTCAGGCAGCGACACCGGCCGGACAGGCCCAGGACTTCATCAACGCCATGGCGGCCATCGGCCAGGCCCATGAGCGTGGAATCGCGTTCGCCCTGAACGGCGTCAGCAAGGACGCTTACAAGAAGCTGCGCCGCGCCATCTGGACCAGCGTCGACGAGCCGGTCCCGTTCACTCTCAAGGCCGTCTACGCAACGGGCGTCGACCTCAAGAAGCCGGGTGGCATCAAGCTCGACGAGATCTTCTCGGCGGTGGGCATGCTGCCTGATCAGTCCGCGTACTTGAAGTACCTCATGGGCGATGGCCCGACGATCAGGAAGCCCGGCGACATCGGTCCCGCCGACAAGCACATCTACGTCCCCATCTGGGCCAGCCTCATCCGCACCCAGGGCATCAAGCCCGTGGCAGGCGGCAACCTGCCGCGCAATACCCTGGCCAAGCTCGCCCGGAAGGCTGGCCGCACCATCGGCACCGCCACCACCGAGGCTGCCCCGGCCGAACCGACGAAGGGCAAGCGCCGGCGCAAGTCGCCCAAGGGCGAGATCTTCTGGGGCACGCCGAAATTCCATGGCGAGCGCCAGGGCCTCGGATTCTGGTGGCGCCCACCTCGCGGCAATGGCGCGCCCGAAATGCTCGTCGCCGCCGTCGACCAGTCGAAGCACAAGCCGATCCTTGCCCGTCGCTGGCAGGAGGCGATCGAGGACGCATGGGGCCGCTTCCCTGGCCTGCTCGAGCTCGAGCTTCGCCTGAAGACCGAGCACCTGATGAAGAAGCGCGCGGCCAAGGCGCAGGCCACCACGGCCGTTACCGACCACGACTTCTTCCGGTGAGCGCGATGCACGCTGCAGCCCTTCAGAGCCATCCAAACGGCTACCAGAACCCCTCCGGGGACCCTGGGGGTACCCCACCCTTTGCGGGGTTGGATTTCGCTGCCGGGGTCCACCTGCATCCAGAGAAAAAATTTGGGGCCCAGCAACAGCAACACGCCATCGGTGACCGCGAATGACGACGAAAAAGCCAGGCGCGAAACCAAATCTGCGCGTTGTCGGCGGGAAATCGGGGGGCGATTCCGGCGGGGCGCCTCCGGCCAATCCGCGCCACATGTCGGTCAATGCGCTCGCATCCTTGCTCGGCCGCGACCGGTCGACGGTGATGCGGTGGATACGCGACGACTGCCCGACAGTGCAGCGCGCCGACAAGGCGACGAAGAAGGACTGGCTCCTCGACGTCGCCCTGGTCGTTCGCTGGCTCGAGGAGCAGGCATCGAACAAGGCGTCAGCCGATATGGCTGACGATGAGCCCGATGGTGAGGAGGACGCGAAGGAACTGATCCGGCTCGCGACGATGCAACTCAAGCTCGACGAGCTGCGCCGCACGGTGGTCAAGCACGTGCACGCCACTGCCACCATCGAACGGCATCACGGGGTCGTCAGGCAGAACGTCAAGGCCTTGCCCCTCCGCATCATGGACCTGATGCCCGGTCTGCCGAAGGAGGAGTACGACCGCCTGTACCCCAAGATCGTCGACGCCGCCTACGATTGCCTGCGCGATGCGGCGAAAGAGATCGGGCTCAACACCGACACGGGGAAGCTCAATGGCTCGCTACCGTCTACCTAAGCGGGTCGACGTCGCAGAGTTCTTCGACCTCGAAGAACTCTGCGAACCGGGCACCCTCATCTTCGACCAGGACGCCATCCAGGCGGCCAAGGCCCTCCTGCCGAACATGCCGATGAAGATCTCGGCCTGGGCGCAGTCGGGGTGCATCCGATTGCCCACTGCCACGTCGACCCGTGCCGGCGCGTTGCAGCTCTACCCCTACCAGCCCGGCATCCTCGACGCCCAGCAAGAGCCCGGCGCCGACATCATCGCCCTGATGGGCGTCCCCCGTATAGCCAAGACCACGCTGCTCATGATCGGCGTGGCCTACTACAGTGCCCATGAGGGCGACGACACGCTCTTCATCGAGCGGTCGAAGGACGCCGTGCAGGAGTTCCACGACTCCGTCCTCTACCCGGTGATGAATGCCTCGAAGGCATTCGACGGCATGCTCCGCGCCGACAACGACAACGGCGACCCGAAAGACAAGTGGTACAATCGCCAGCTGTCGAACGGCGCCTTCGTCCGCTTGAGGTCGGCCGAGAGCCCCGGTTCATTCCGTCAGATCCGCGCCCGGCGGGCCTACCTGTCCGAGGTGGGGGATCCGGCATGGGCCGATGGACCCGAGGGCGACAAGATCGCCGCGGCGCTGAAGCGCGTCCAGAACTACCCGGACGGTTGCGCCTTCCTGGAGAGCAGCCCCACTGACGAAGACGTCTGCGTCATCACGAAGTACTGGAAGAAGAGCGACCAGCGCAAATTCATGTGCGCTTGCCCTCATTGCGGGACCGTCCAGGAGCTCGTCCCTCGGGTCGGCGAGAAGGAGGGCGCCGGGCTCAAGTACACGATCGACGCCGACAACGGCCGGATCGTCGACGTGTGGTTCGAGTGCCAGAGCGGATGCCGCATCGATGAGACCGAGAAGCTCGAGCTCCTGCAGTCGGGCGAGTGGGAGGCCACCCGCATCCCGGATTCGCCCGGCATCATCGGCTTCCACCTGTGGGCCATCCATTCGTTCGACAAGCGCTCGAGCTGGATGAAGATCGCCGAGGCCCACCTTGAGCAGCTGCACGATCCGTCGAAGCGCCAGACCTTCAAGAACCTGTGGCTCGGCCTGCCATGGCAGAAGGCCGACATGGGCGCGATCACGGTGGGCGAGATGGAAGGCCGCGCCGAGCCCTACGCCGACGAGGTGCCGGACGGCGTCGTGGTCGTCACGGTCGGCGGCGACAACCAGAAGGGCACCAGTCTCGACGTTGAGGCCGGCGGCAAGCCGCAGCGGCATGAGATCCAAATCGTCGGCTGGGGCTATGGCGAGGAGTCCTGGATTCTCGACCACGTGGTCATCGAGGACGAGCTCTACAGCCCTGCCGCCCGAGCCAAGATCATCGAGCTGCTCACGCGCGAATACCGCAAGCGGGACGGCACCCGCATGCGTATCCTCGGGGGCTGCATCGACGCGAACTTCAACATGAACGAGACCCTCGACTTCGTGTACTCGCCCGGCGTGCAGCGCATTGGCATGATGGCCCGTGGGCAGAACCTCTTCGCCGTCGTCGGCAAGAACGAGGCTCGGGGCAGCCGAACCAAGTTCGCCACCCTCAAGCGGACCTCGAGCCACAAGAGCATGGTCTACTACCCGCTTGCGACGCAGGCCGCCAAGGACACCCTCGACCGCCGGAAGAAGATTGCCGCCGGTCCTGAGGCCATCCACTGGCCGCAGTCGATGCTGCAGACCAAGGACACCATCTACGATTTCTTCAAGGGCTTCTCGGCCATCGTGAAGAAGCGGACCAAGGACGGAAAGAGCTACTGGGAAGACCGCCCGGGCAACGAGGTCTTGGACTGCTGGATCTATGCCTATGGCGCACTGCAGCTGCTCAAGGAAAAGTACGGCGACCTTCGCCAGGCGCTCGCCCGGCCGACCGAGATGCCCGAGCCGTATGACGGGATGGATCGATCGATCCGGGCCCAGGCCGTACTCGGTGGGGTCCAGGTGGTCGACGCCCGCCCGAACGCCGGCGCCAAGCCAAAGGTCTTCGATCGCCGGACCTCGATCACGGTGACGCCGACGACCCCGGCGGCCGAGCGAGTGCCCACTCGGTCGCAGGATGCCATCCCAGCCACGCAGGTGACGCGTCTGCAGCCCACCCGGATCGGAACGAAGACTCTCAAGGTCACTACCCGCCGGATTTGATATAGAGATTTCCACCCGCGCCGACTTGCAGCCTCCGGCTCACTCCGGAGGTCCGCGTGGCGAATCCCTTTTTCAACTACACCCGCCCGCAGTGCGAGGCCGCGATCGCTTCGATTCAGCGCCGCCTGGTGCTGAACGCGCAGCAGATCGCCCACGCCGGATCCGGCACCGTGATGCAGGCTGCGATGGAGCGCGATGAGCGCAACCTCGACTGGCTGCGCGCACGCCTCGCCGAGATCGACGGCCTCCCCGACCCGACCGCGCCCCGCCTGAAGCGGTGGAGGTTTCGATGAAGAAGCCTGCTGAGAAGCCACGCTACCGCGTCCCCGCGGGGCGTGCGCCCAGCCGCCAGATCAAGGGCGTCAAGGGCGCCTTCGAAGGATCGAACGGCAGCTTCGGAACGACGCTCCAGGGGATCACGCAGCCGTATGAGACGGCCGCCGATGGTGTCCGGATGCCGATCGTGGGCAACCCGGGCCCGATCGCTCTCGCCGGCTTCGCTGAGCGCAACCGTGCACTGGCCCGCCACCTCTATCGGACGGACGGGCTCTTCAAGCACGCCTTCGACACCCTGGCCAATGCGGTGGTGGGCACTGGCCCCGTCCCCCGGACCAAGTTCCGCGAGCTGATCCCCCTATGGCACCGTTGGTGCAAGCAGAGCGACCCCACTGGCATGCTGCCGTTCGGGCTCCAGGTCCACCACCTCTATCGCGACAGCGAGCTCGTCGGCGATGCATTCGGGCGGATCCGGCAGCGCCGCAAGCGCGACGGCCTCGTCGTGCCGATGCAGCTCCAGCTGCTCGAGTCGGAGTACCTGCCGTTCTGGGAGACCCGCCTGGCTGCCAATGGCAACAGGATCATCAACGGCATTGAGGTCGACGACTGCGATCGCCGCGTCGCCTATCACATGTATCGGGCCCACCCGAACGACTTCAATTTCGGGACGAACCTCAGCCTGCCGCTCACGGTGGTGCCGGCGCAGGACATCCTGCACCTGGCCACCCCGTCGCGTCTTGGTGGCCTCCGTGGCGAGGGTCGCGGCGTCGCAGGCATGGTCATGCTGTGGATGCTGCATTCCTACCTTGGTGACGAAGCCAAGCGTAAGAAGCTCGTCTCTCGCCTGGCGGCGTTCATCAAGGACACCGAGAAGCGCGACATCGCGTTGCCTGGCGAGGAGGAAGATCCCACCGCCGCGGCCGAGCAGCACCTGCAGATCCTCGAGTGGGCCGCTGGCGATCTCATCCAGCTGCCGGCCTCGACGGACGTGTCGTTCCCCAACGTGGTCGACACCTCTGGCAGCGCGAGCGCGTACCTCCGCACGATGGGCATGTTCATCGCCGCCGCGATCGGTATCCCGTGGGAGCTGATGTCGGGCGACTGGTCCAACGTCAACGACCGCACGGCCGTTTTCCAGTCGACCTACTTCGACCTCTTCGTCGAGACCGAGCGGAAGCGCATCGAGCACCAGCTGACCGACGAGGTCTTCGAACGATTCGTGACGTACCAGATCGCCACCGGCCAATGGGAGCCGCCCGAGGGTACGCCCGAGCATGAATTCCTGGGCGTGCACTGGTCGTGGCCGGCCCGCAGCTATCGCCACCCGGTCCAAGAGATCGAGGCGAAGGTGGCGGCGATCAAGGCCGGCCTCGTCGATCGCTACACCGTCATGGAGGAGCTCGGCTACGACCCGACCGAGGTCGACCTTCGCCAGGCGCAGGCGATGCTCAAGGCCCGTCTGCTCGGGCTCAAGCTCACGACGCACGAAACCGACGATGACGGCCCTGCCGTCACCGATGCCACTCAGCGCCTGAGCGCCGTCGAGATGGAATCCCTCGAGAAGCTCATCGCTGAAATCGAAGGCGCGCTCGGGGACAAGGGAATCCTCGGCGAGTGATTTTTGTATAGAGATTTCCACCCGCAGCGACCTCCAGGCTCCCCGCATACCTTGGAGGTATCGCATGAACCTGGGCGTTGCCCGCACCGCACAATCCCGCCTCGTCCGCGCTCGCGCCGGCACGAAGCGTGACGCTCGCGCGTGCTGGTATCGCGTCGCGAAGGCGAAGGCTGCGGGCGCATACGTGGTCCGCATCGAGGGTGACATCGGCGTCGATCGTGACGACGAGGGTAACCTGGTCGGCCTGAGCGCCACCACCTTCATCAACAAGCTGCGCGCCATCCGGGACCTGAAGTCCTTGCTGGTGCACATCAATTCGCGTGGCGGCAGCGTCGTCGACGGCATGCAGATCTTCACTTATCTGCGCTCGCTCTCGAAGGCCGGCGTCCGCGTGACAGTCCGTATCGGCGCTCTTGCGGCATCGATGGCGTCCGTCATCGCCATGGCCGGCGACGTCGTCGAGATCCACCCCCAGTCCATCCTCATGATCCACTCGCCGTGGGTCGAAATCGAAGGCAATGCCGCCGATCTGCGCAAGCAGGCGGCGGTGCTCGACAAGCTCGGGAGCTCCATGATGACCGCTTACAAGACCAAGAACCACTCGATCAGCGACGCCGACCTGCAGGCAGCCATGCAGGCTGAGACGCACTACACCGGGGCCGAGGCCGTCGAGGCCGGGTTCGCCGATGTCCTCCTGACCGACGAGCTGCCAGCCGATGCCGTCGCCTATGCCGGCGCTGTCGTGAAGGCGATGGCCCGTCCGAAGCGCGGTGCTCGCGCCGAGGGCGACGACGAGAACCAGGACGATAAAGACGCCAACGGCGAAGGCGACGAGAACCAGGACGACGAGAACAAGAACGAGGACGACGCCAACGGCGAGGGCGATGCGCCCGACGCCGACCTGTCCTCGATCGCTGCCGCTCTGGGCGCGATCGCCGAGACCCTCCAAGAGGTCCTCGATGCCGTCACCGGCTCCGACGAGCCCGATGGCGACGAGATGGAGCCGGAGGGCGCCGACGACGAGGGCGACGACGAAAACCCGGACGACGAAGAGGACGACGGCGAGGAAAAGCCGGCTGCCAGGGCGTCCCAGCGTCGTCGCGTCAACGGCAAGGCCCGTGACAAGCGGTCGCCCGTGAACACCGGATCGAAGGCGTACGCCGCGCTGAAGAAGATCGCCAAGACCAACGGCCAGCTCGGCAGCTTCGTCACCTACGTCGCCGCCGGCGCCTCGCTCAAGCAGCTGCAGGACAGGTTCCTCGACGGCGAGCCCGAAGCCTCCACCCGCATCCGCAGCACCGCTGCCGCCGGCCGCTCGGCCGTGAAGGCCACGAAGCTCGATGCCGACTCCTACTACGCCACGCTGAACGGCGCGGGCGGCAAGAAGAAGGACGCCTAATCATGGATGTCACGCAGACCACTCGCGCGTTCCGCGACCACGAATTCCTGCTCTCGAAGCTCCCGGGCTGGCAGTCCCAGGACGATGGCGTGGCCGCTGTCGCCCTCGAGGCCGGCGACGTCGTCTATGAGCGTGCCGGCAGCAACGCCGTCGCTGCTCAGGTGACCGGCGGCAACTACGTCGCGCCCGGTGCCGACAAGCGCATCGTGCTCAATGGCAAGATCGTCACCGTGGCCAATGGCGACAACCTGGCCGCGGCCGTTGGCAAGATCAACGCTGCCGTCGACGGCGTCACCGCGTCGTCCTCGGCTGGCAAGATCCGGCTGACCGCCGACGACACCGCCACCTCGATCGCGCTGACCGATGGCGACCTGGCCGACCTTGGCCTGGCGCCCGGCGTCACCGCGCCGACCGCTGCGCTCGCCGCCGGCTACGCCCCGTACGTCGAAGGCCTGACCGACGACGAGAAGAAGTCGGTCGGCATCGCCTACGCAACGGTCATCCCGGGCGACGGCGTGAGCGTCCTCGCCCGTGGCGGCGAATACAACGCCGCCCGCGTGACTTTCCCGGAAGACGCCGACCTGGCCGACGAGGCGCGCGCTGCCCTCGCTGCCAAGGGCGTCTTCCCCCTCTAATCCGCCAGCCCGAAAGGACTACGACAATGCCTCTTCTGAATCCCGCGACTGGTGGCTACCACGACTTCACGTCGCTGACCGACCAGATCAACCGCGTCGAGTACGTGCCCCGCCAGCTCGGCGACGCTGTGACCGTCGTGTCGCGCGGCCTGCGCGACCGCACTGCGATCATCGATCGCAAGAGCGAGACGCTCGACATCATCGATCCGATCGCGTGGGACGCCAAGCCCGGCGTGACCGAAGTCGAGGACTACGAATCGTTCCCGATCCTGGTGCCGCACCGCCAGGAGCTGGTGACCATTCGCCCGGCCGAAGTCCGCAGCAAGCGCCGCATGGGCTCCGAGACCGAGTACGAGATGCCCACTGACCGGCTGAACGAGAAGTTCACCAAGGTCAAGAACAAGTTCGCCCTCACGGACGAGCACCAACTGATCAACGCCTGCCGCGGCAAGCTGATCCGCAAGAATGGCTCGGTCTACCTCGACCTCGCGGCCCAGTTCGGCATCGGCCCCTCGCCGTACGAAGTCGACTTCGACGATGCCGATCTCGACGTCGTCGCCACCGGTCGCGCCCTCAAGCGCAGCCAGGAAGCCAAGGTCGGCGACTTCGCCGTCACGAAGTGGCTGTGGTTCCTCCCGGCTGAGTACTTCGAGTCGCTGGTCACCAAGGAATCCATCAAGCGCGCTTACGATCGCTGGATGGACGGTGCCTTCCTCCGTGCGGACAACCGCAGTGGGTTCCCGATCGCCGACAACGTCGAAGTGGTCGAGTACCGCAACATCACCCTCCCGGGTGGCGTGGACTTCTTCCCGACCGACGAGTCGCTGTTCGTGCCGGTGACGCAGGGCCTGTTCCAGCGTCGCTATGCGCCGCGTGAAGACATGAACAATGTCAACACCGAGGGCCTGCCCTTCTACGCGATCCCGAACGACTTGGATTTCGCGGAAGGCATCGACATCAAGGTCGAGTCCAACGCCGTGACCTACCTGCAGCGCCCCGAAGCCGTGGGCGTCGTCAAGCAGGCGTAATCGCCGGCGGGGTCACTCCCCGCCTCGCCGACGACCGAGGGCCGGCCAGCTTCCACGCCGGCCGGCCCTCTTCGATTCAAGGATAGAGGACTCAATCCTATGGCCCGCAAGATCCGCACGCCGAACGCCGATTCCTCGAGCCCGGTCGATGCCATTCATCCCGGCCCGATCAAGGCCTACACCATCGGCACCGATCCGCTCGCCTTCCCGCCGGAAGCAGACTTCCCGCGTGGCGGCCGCTTCTTCGTCCGCTGCTCCGGACAGGTGCAGCTCCGGACCGAGGAAGGCGGCGACAGCTACCTTCTCGACGAGGGCCATTGGACCCTGTCGGCCGATGGCCCCGGCGAGTACTTCCTGAGCGCCGGCAGCGACGTCGGCATCCGAGTCATGCAGCACAAAGAGGCCGCCACCGTCAGCGCCCACGCGGTGACACCGTGACGAACTACGTCCCCTTGCCGGGCGCCGGTGGCGGCGCCGAACTCGGACGTCACGATCGAGCCGCACTACGCAGTGCTCCGGGCCGTCACCGGCGGCCCGGTCCCGATCGGATTCGGCGGATCTATCCAGGTCATCGTCGGCGGCGAGAGCCCGGAAGGCTACATCGCGATCACGGATGGCATGCTGCCTGCCGACGTCGCCAGCGCCATCAATGACGTCGCCGGCGCCGAGCCGCTTTTCGTCGCCACGCTCGACGACCTCACGGGTTACCTCGTCGTCCGTGCAACCGTCCCCGACGTGCTGATGATCGTCGTGCCGCCGTTCGGCGACTATCAGACGCTCACAGCGATTGGCCTGCCGCTCGAGGGAAAGCGGCCGCTTATCGCCGGTGGCACCCGGAACCAGCAGGGAACGACGGATGCGGTCGTGGCGGCGCTCGACCGTCTCGATACCCGCGTCGACGGTGCCCGCGCAATGGTTCTGCCGCTCCAGCTGACTACGGCTGGAATGGATCGCATTGATTCGCCAGCTGTCATCCGTGGCACGCTGCCAGGCCTTGAGGGGACGATGCTTCTTCGTGATCTCGTCAGCGCCCCCGGCGGCACGATCGATCTTGCTTTCTACGTCAACGGGTTGCTCGCCGCAGCACAGAGTCAGTCCGTGTTCGCGGACGAGACGATGACGCTTGACGGATTCTTCGGCAGCATCACGTGGGCCGGCTTCAACTACGCATTGGATGACGACGGCCATCTCGTCTTGACCGTCCGCGGCGACGACGAACACCCGCATCTCAATGGGTTGCTCGAGCTCCGCTTGAGCTACCTCGACGAGGACGGCGAGCACATCGTGGCGAGCCTCGAGCCTATGGGCCTCGACGAGGGCCTGCGCATCGCGCCCGGCAGTTACACGCCAGCGCTGATCAAGCGCGTCGATCAGCTCGACACGAAGATCGTTCCCGGCTTCTTCATCAGTGTCACCAGCCAGGCTTTCACTGAGCTCCCAGTCGGCGCCACCGGCGACGTCACCCTCTCCATCGATGGCGAAGATCCGAAGACGGTCAGCCTCACCGCGGGCATGACACGCGCTGACGTGGCTTGGGCATTCCTCGCCGCTGCGGCGACCGTCGACTATGCGTGGACCGTCTGGAATGACGATGGCCTTCAGACGCTCTCTTTCGCGAGCGGCACCGCTGGCGGCACGCTGATCGTCGAAGGCGATGTCGCTGTGCTGGTCGCTCTGGGCGTCGGACCCGGCGCGTATGCGCCGCTCTATGCCGGAACGCGCTCGCTCGACCAGACCGTCGAGGTGCTGGCGCAGGAGATCATGAACGACCGTGATCGGATCAACGTGCTCTCGAGCCGCCTCTTCGTCCTCGAGAACTCATGACCTGCCGGCAGGTCGCCCGCAGGTCAACCTTAGGCAATGTCGCCGATTGGCTATCAAGAACAACGGTCTAGCCGATGCCCAATTTGGAAGTTTTCGACGTCCTCACCGAGGCCCTTACGCTGGGGCCGCTGTCGCACGCGTGCACCGTGGTGATGGATGGGGTCGAGCATCACGTTCGCTGCCTCTTCATCCGGCGGCAGATCCCGGTTGACGTCGAGGCGACCGTCTACATCTCGGCGCCGGTGACGGTCAGCCTGGCGCTGATCGATATGCCGCGCCGACCGCGCGCCGAGGATCGCATCGTGCTCGGGCCAGGCGAGGCATACGACGTCGCCGACCATGGCGTCGAGCTCGGCAACGGCATGGTCGAGGTGCCGGTGACCCGGGCCGCGTAGGCGTTTTGTATAGAGATTTCCACCCGCTCTAGCCGCGAGCCTCCGGATCGAACCGGAGGTTCATGTGCACGTATCGATTCAGGTCCGCGACGCTTTTGCCGACGCCCTTCGCCCGCATGTAGCGAGCGTGGCCGGCCGCGTCCATGCGGGTCGTTTCGCAGCCTTCGCATTCGAGGACGTGCCGGCGATCGTCGTCGACGTGCCTTCTACGCAGCCCCAGACCGATGGCCTCCACGCCGGACGTCCGGGGCTGCAGCTGAGGAACTTGCTGATCCCGATCACGATCCTCGTCGTCGCCAAGGGCGACGTGCAGGCGAAGCTCTATGAGATCGCCAGCGAGATCGAGGCAGTGCTCGGCACCGCCAGCGACGACGCCCTCGGCGTCCGCACCGTCACTCTGGCCTCGATCACCGATCCGACGACGATCCCCGCGATCGACGAGAACGGGATCATCGCCGCGATGACCCTCCGCTACTCCGCAATCGTCGCGACCCGCGACGGGCGCGCCCGACACCCTCCTCAGGAGCTGATCATGGCTGTTTTCTACCCGGGCGCCCGCCCTCTCAACGACGACCTCTACTTCTCGGACCGCGCCCAGATCTTCGTGTCGCCGTACGGCGAGGATTACGAAGAAAACATCGGCGACTTCGAGCAGCTCTCGATGGCCTGGGACAGTCCAGGAAAAGACCATCGTGGGCAACGACTCGACGATCCAGATCGACCGGCGCCGCGAGGTCTACAAGTTCGGTGGTCAGCTGTCTGCCGGCCTCCGTCAGAAGACCGAGTTCACCAAGGACATTTTGTTCGCGTCCGACCCCGACGCCGCCGCTTTCGAGCAGGCCATCGTCGCAGCTGGCAACAAGACCATCGCCTTGGCGAAGAAGGGCCGCCTCTATCCACTGGGGTCGCTGCGCGTCACCGACGTCGTGGTGACTGACGGCGCTGAGGANGATCCTGTCACCTACGTCCACGGCGTCGATTACTTCCTCGACGCCGACACCGGACGCGTGCAGGCGCTCAAGGACCTCGCGACCATGGCGGTGGCCTACAAGGCGCCGGCCTTGACGATTCCGAAGCGCGCGATCGGCAGCAAGCCGAACAAGTTCTATGGCGTCCGCATTCGCCAGATCAATGTTCAGGGCGACGACATCGTCTTCCCCAAGTGCCTGATCCGCGCTGACGGGAACTTCGACTTCGCCAGCGACGGCAGTGGCTTCGGCAACGTCGCGGTGTCCATCGCGATCCAGATGGATCCGGCCTCGCCTCCGGGCTTCGAGTTCGGCTGGGCGATCCCGATCAGCGACGCGATCCCGGCCATCATCTGACAGCTCAAGGGGAGCTCCTCAACATGACCAAGCAGCAGCTTACCAACCGCGACGCCATTCGCGCCGCCATTCGCCAGGTGAACTGGGTGCCGGTCGAGATCTCGACCGGCGTGGTTCGCCTTCGCGCGCTGACGAACGCGGAGATCCTCGGTCGCCTGACGCAGTACCCCGAGGTTGTCGGCATCCTCGCCAACGCCTTTGAAGCTGGCAGCTTCTCGGCCCGGGACATCATCTTCGACATTGCCCCGCGCATCGTCGAGGGGGTCGAGCATCTTCGTCGCAATGGCGATGGAGGGCGTAACGGCCGACGAGGTTGACGAGACCGCCGCCGACCTGCGTTCGCTCCAAGACTTCGGCGTGCTCCGCAAGGCACAGCTCAAGGTCCAGGCACCCGATGGGGTCGACGCTTTTTTCGCCCAGTTCCTCGAGGATCTGGGCCTCGACGGACTGGTGTCGCTGGTCGCCCAGACGGAGGGCGAGCAGCCCCAGGCAGCCTGAGGGACGACCCGATCGTCCGGCTCGTCCGCACGATCTACTGGCTCCGCGCCCGAGGCTACCACGACGTCTGGGACATGACCCCCTGGCAGACATATTTCGCCGCCTGGAACGAGCGCGAGGAAGAGGTCGAGGCCATGGTCCGTGCCGCCCAGGCCGGGGCTGCATCGCAATACGACGAGAAGGGCTGGAAGGCCTGGCTGAAGAAGATCGGACTGTGAAATGGCGATGAAGAAGACCGCCGCCAATTTCGAGACCAAGTTCAGCGTCCGCGGCCTCGAATCCGTGAAGGCGAAGCTGACGGCCGCCGGCACGGCGGTGAAGCAGTCCCTCGACAAGATGCGGAACTCGAAGGGTGGCGAGGCGCTGAAGAAGAGCTTCGACGGCGTCAACAAGTCCGTCGAGAGGGCCTCCAAAGTCCTCAAGGGCAGCTTCACCGTCGCGCTTAAGGGCGTCGGCGCAACGGCGCGCACGTCGTTCGCCGCGGCGAAGAAGGGCATCGATGCGACGACGGCCGCTGCGAAGAGCTCGGTCGCGGCGCTGAAATCCATGGCCGCCGCTGGCAAGGGCGCTGCGGATCGCATCAAGGGTATCACACTCAAGGGCGTAGGCCTGGGCCTGGCGGGTGCCGCTGCCGGTGGCCTAGTCGCTAGCAAGGTAACCTCCGCGGTTCAGGATCGCGGCAACGACATCCTCGCGACCAAGGCAGAGGCGCGCAGGCTGAATCTGAGCGTCGGCGCGTACGCGGGCGTGAAGAGGCTCGCCACTGACGCAGGTACCGACGAGACCCAGCTGAAGTCGATCCTGGACAAGCTCACCGAGGCATACGGCTATTCGAACCAGCGGTTCGCTGCCCTCGACGCGATGGCTCGTCAGTATCGCCGACTGAGCTCGCCACTCATGCGCGACACCTTCCTGAAATCGATCTTCGGCGAAGAGAACCTCGAAGGCGCTACTCGGCTCATGAACGAGCTTGGCAAGTCGTCAGCCACCGTCGCCATGCGCGTTCGTGAGCTGCAATCGGCCGGGGGCCTCTACAACGATCGCGATGTTGCCGTGGCCGATAGCTTGCGGCGTGCGAACGTCGGGCTGGTCGACGCATTCGACCGGTTGAAGCTGGCAATCTTCCGGGCCTTCGGGCCAACGGTGATCCGCTGGATCAAGACGATCACCAGCTTGCTCGACATCAACCAGGGCAGGATCGTCAACGCCCTGATCCGTGGCTACAACCGCTTCGTCGTGCTCCTGCGCGACGTGCTGAAGGTCTTCGTCGGCATCGACGCTGGCTTCGAGGTTCAGAACCGCTGGCTCATCAAGCTCAAGGAATTCTTCACCAGCATTCCGGCCGCCATCCGCGCCGGCGTCGCCTGGGTGCTGTCCTTCCGCGACGAACTCGCGAGCCTGCTCGCTTGGGGCCAGCAGTTCGGCCGCGACTTCTGGGCTACGCTACAAGGCCGGGATTCGGACGTCAGCCAGCGCAACCAGTGGATGCTCGAGCTCCGGGACCAGGTCCTGCAGTTCGCCGGCACCGTCATGCAGAAGTTCGGAGACATCTGGACGTATGTCAGCGGGGTCTTCGCGGCGATCGCCGGCGCTTGGCACGACGTCGTCCGTGGTTTCAACGCCGGCGCATTCTCGGAGACCGAGGGCGCGCTCTACAACGTCGCCGCCGCCGTGCAGCAGGTCATCGGCTACGTCAGTGAACTGTCGGTGCAGCTCTACAGGATGCTCGCCCTCGGCCAGGACGCCACCGGTCAGTTCGCTTGGCTGAATCAGGTCCGCGACTTCGTCGTCGAGCTCTACGGGCACGTCGTGATCGCCATTGGATGGTTCACGGACCTCATCAATGGCATGGCCGATTTCCTCGGTCAGTTCGGCTTCGACCTCAAGAGCACCTTGCTCTTCGTCGGCCTGCTCAATCTCACCGGCGTGGGCGGCTTGCTCGCGGCCATGCTCGGCGGGCTAAAGGACATCGTCGCCTTCGGCGGCCCGTGGACGAAGGGCCTCGCCTATTTCGGCGCAGCGGTCACTGCCTTCTACGCGCTGTTCAAGATGAGCCCGATCGATGACTGGGTCCGCGGCGTCACGGATGCCATGGCCAAGGTCGAGGAGAACTTCAAGAAGCTGAAGAAGGAGGCCGAGGCCTCGCTCGACATGTATGGCCCCAAGGCCGGCAGCATCACGCGCGAGCAGGCTGCGGAAATGATCCGCGACGGCACCTGGAACAATGGTGCGGGCCGCTATCCGGGCGCCGGCAGCACCGGCACGTTCGCCGACAAGCTGCGCCCCAGCGCCCCGCCCCCGATCGATTACAGCCGCGGCGTCTATAGCCGGGTCGACCCGAACTACAATGGAGGCTTCCGTATGCCGGGGGCCGGTACGCCGGTCAACATCAACCTGCCGAATGGCAAGACGATCGAGACGGTCGCGACCAAGGACACTTCGGCTGAGATCGAGGCCGCGTTCCGCGCCGCCCGGGTGGGCCCGCGATGAGCGATACGATCCTCTACATCGAGGGCGTCGCCATCCCGATGCGCGCCGCCATGGAGTTCACGGAGTCCTGGACCCCCGTGGGCACTGTCGAGGTTCGCCGCACCTGGACCGGCCGCGCCGTCATCATCACGCCGCCCTTCGGCACCCGTCTCTGGGACGTGGAGCTCAGCGGCCAGGGCGCGGCAACGTGGCGCTCGCCGGCCATCGATGGCCTGCAGCCTGGTGACGAGGTGGTGCTGCACTCGAGCATGTGGATGACGGCGCAGATCCCGGTCGGCGCCGACCAGTGCATTCTGTCGCTCGAGCCCGTCGATGGATCCGTCTACGTCCGGGACACCGACACCGATGTGCGGATGCCCCACAGCATGTTGACCAGCCGCACGGTGAAGGTCGCGGAGGCTGTCGAGAAGCGCCAGGCAGTGCTCTTCAAGCCGAAACTCGTCGCCCTGGTCGGACAGGTCGGGCTCGACGCCTCGCCATCCGATGGCACGCAGACTTGGCGCTTGGCGCTGCACCAGAAGGAACCCCTCTGATGCAGTACTGGCTCGCCTATGTTGACGCGATCGATACCGTTTTCGACCCCGACCTGCATTGCGGGCTCGAGCATGCTGCGTTCGGCTTCGAGATGATCTGGGGCGCCGGCGAGATCGCCACAATCACCGTCACCAGGGCGCAGTCCGGGTGGGCCGTGATGGCCCCCGGGGCCAAGCGGCATGCGCTCGTCTCCGAATCCCTTACGGGCGACCCCGCCGATGCAGTCGTCGTCGCTCGCGGGCGCATCGTTGGCCTGCCTGGCGACCTCTTCGGCGCGACGCAGACCATCGAGATCGAGTGCGGGGAATGGGATCTCTTCCAGGTTCGCGACCGCAGCGGCGCCTTCCACGACGGGCGCCTCATGCAGTACTGCCGCCTGAACCTTCAGGCGGGCCCGCAGACGTGCTGGACGATGGACGACGCCGATCCCGACGACTCGAACAGCTACCTGCTCGGCCGTGCGGCGACGTTCTACTTCGACCCGTCCACCCTGGAGGTCTCGACGAGCCATCTCGTCGACGGTCCGCTCTTCAATCTGTCTGAAAGCCACCTGCACGACGGCGATGTCGTCCCTCAGGCCTCCGTCGTCGAGTGGCCGACCACCCGTTACCGCATGCAGGTGCGCGCGGAGTGGGATCAGCAGGCGCGCGGCTACTGCAACATCGCGCCGCGCATGGGTGGCGACATCGCGACGCTGTCCCCGGACTTTCTGGAGACCCAGAAGAGCGCACTCCCGGACGGCCTGGCCGACATCGATCTCGGTACGGGTTGGACGCTCGAGTCCAGCCTGGTGCCGTTGGTCTTCCACACCAAGACGCTGCCCATCCTGGATGGCCGCGCCGGCACCATTGACTACGTCGCCGGGCCGGCCGACGCGCTGCGCCACTACTACGCGCACCACAGATCCCGGGTGAGCTACCATCAGTGGACCTGGCGATTCCTGTCGGTGCTGATGCGGTTCGAGTACGCCCAGCAGCGGGTCGAGACGATCGATCTGTCGCTCGACGTTCCTATTCAGGGAGTGCCCACCGTCCAGATCGAGGAGGATCTGGGCGAGACGGGCACTGTCGACCTGGTCCTCGAGCACTACGACGGCACGCTCTATCCCACCGAACCCTGGTCGCCGCGTCACTACGATGCCGGTGAGCGCGTGACGCACAACGGCTATAGCTATGAGTGCCTCGAGTCCCACGACAGCCTCTGGTTTTTCCAGCGGCCCGAGGGCTATGTGGTGTGGCCGGTGGGACATGTCCCCGCGGACTGGTCCCCGCACCCCTATTGGAAGAGCGTGGACAGCCTGGCGCCACTCCAGATGCACGACGCGGACTTCGCCGGCTCCGCTGCCGGGCAGGACGTCATCGCACACTGCATGATGCGCCTTCGGAAGCGTGCCATCGAGCGCGCACGGTGCCTCGAGGTCGTCGTCACGTACGCCCTCGACGCGTCCAATGCCGGCATCACGCTCCACAACCGCGCCCGCGTCGAAGTGCCATGGCCCGGCGGCTCGCGCGCCATGATCGGCAAGGTTACGCGCATCCAGAAGAGCTGGGACGCAGACGCCGGCGGAAAGCTGCAGCTGACGATCGCCGTCTCTGTCGGGACCGGCGGTGACGCTGAGACGGCCGCAGGCCACCTCGCGCCCTATGGCACGACCCCGAACTACATGTGGAGCTATGTCGGCAGCGACCCTGGCGATCCTCAGGTCTATGGGGTCGAGGGCGACGTCGAATACATCGTCGACGCCGACCCGCTGCGAGCACCGGTCGACGCCAGGCGCCTCAGGGACCCCTGGTACAGCGTCACCGGCGTCCGTCGCTTCAACCCTGCCAACGTCCAGCTCAACAAGGCCGTCGCCGCCGGTGCCGCGTCGCGCAATCCCCACCGGGCAATCCAGCGCGCCCCGACGCAGATCCGTGTGGCCATGCGCGATCTCGACGGTGGAGTGCCATTCGAGCGCGTGATCGCCGTCGCTGGCGAGATGCTGCGGACCGAAATGGGCATCGACCTGACCGGGGGAGAGGGACTGTGAGCGAGCCCAAGCTGACGAGACTGATGCGGATGACCGCGCGGACGGAAATGCTGCGCCGGCGTCGCTACCTCACGCGGCCGCCGCGCTTGATACCGCCGCGCATCGTGTCCCAGCCTGTTTCCGAAGGCGACATCCAGCCTGGCAGCGAACCCATGGTCTTCGCCTTCAGCGTCAGTCCTCCTCTGAGGACGGACTTCGGCGGCGATCCGGTGGTGCCTTCGGACATCACGATGACCGCGGAATGGACTGACAACGACGACCGCATTCTCGTCGGCGAGATCGGCAAGCCGCGCCCGGATTTCACCGAGGCGCTCGACCCATTCACCAATTTCGATCCAGGAACGTAAGCCATGGACCATCTCGACCTGCACACCTCGGTCAATACGCCGGGCATCAACTCGGTTCACATCGACGGGAACTTCACCAGCATCGAGGAGCGGGTCAATTTTCTGCTCGATCAGGAAGCCGAGGGCACTCGACCGGTGACGATCACGGCCGACGCCGATGGTCTGATGACGATGACGCTTTCGAACGGGACCGTTCTCGGCCCCATCCAACTGCCGCGGGCGCCGCTATCGCTCAAGGACGAGTGGATGGCGGGCGGCGTGCACTACCTCGTCGGCGACGTCGTCACCCAGGACGGCAGCAGCTACGGTTGCAAGGTCGAGCATGACTCCCATGCCACCGACTTCGCCGTCGACCTGCTCGCCGGCAAGTGGCAGCTCCTCGCAGCCAAGGGCGAAGCTGGGGCTACGGCGCTGGACCGTCAGTGCTTCAATATCATCGGCAGCGCCGCTGTCGCTGCGCGCTACCTGGCAGCGTATATCGTCCCGAATGATTGCGAGCTCACCGCGGCCATCCCGATCGTCGTCGGGCTGCTCAACGCGATCACCTCCGGTTCGTCGATCGTGGTGACCATCCAGAAGGTGACGGCGATTGGCTATGCGACGACTATTGGCACCGTGACGCTCGGGGTCGGTGACAGGGCGGCCACGGCCGCGATCGACGAAACGTTCGCTGCGGGCGACGCCCTGGTGTTCTCGCAGGGTGCTTCGACGGGCGCTACGGGCGCGGCAAACGTCACGATGACCGCCGTTCTGACGCCGACCGTCTAGGCGGCCTTGATCACTTCAACGAAATCCTGAAGCCCGAGCCTCATCGCTCGGGCTTCCTCCATTTTGCCCGTACGGACCCATTCGTCATCAATTGCACCCAGCGCGAGCCACCCGCCCATGCTCATCGCGGCGCGTTCGTGCTCATCCTTACCCACGCGATAGCTTGACGGCACCGTTACCCCCATCATCGGCGCGGTGCGCCAGATGCCCCGGGCGATCGCGAGCTCGCGCAGGCGGGTCAGCTCGTTGTGCTCGGCCGAGCACGGGTCGAGGGCGGCCAGCACCTGCCTGATCTTGTCGACCGGCGGCTCCTCGGCGGCCTCGACGACCACGCGACAGGGCACCGGGGCGTGCAGCGTGCCCGTCAGGCCGCATGCCTGCAGGGCAGCGACGAGGTGGCTCTTCCAAGTAGCGATGAAGCCGGCGACGAACATGTGGCGCTGCGTGCCATCGGCGAACCGGGCCGTGATGCGGTGATGCCGGGAAACGACGAGTTCGTCTTCCAGGAAGAAGGCCTTCATCGCCTTCTCGAAGTCCGACCGCTCGCCCAAGTGGGGCGCATAGCGTGCCATCAGCTCGGGGTCGACGATGCCACCGGAGAGCCTGACGGCGTCCCAGAAGCGGGCCCGGAAGCCGCCGAGATCCTCGAAGCCGACGACCTCGTCAGCGATCATATCGTCTGGCACGGACTCAGTGATGGCGATGACTGTGACCGGGTCTTCACGGTGGACGGCGCGGCCTCGGCCGGCACCCTGGTTGAGCTCCATCTCGCGGTACTGCCGCTGCACCCTGCGGGCAAGGTCGCCGGCGTGTACTTGGCGTTCCCATTCGGCGGTCGCGCCGTCGCGCATGGGGTGCTGGTGACGCTCCACGTGCGGGTAGAGCTCGTCGCCATCTTCGTCCTGGCCATTCCCCAAGGGATCGATCAGCGGCTCGACGTCATAGCGACCGTACGACAGGGCGCAGACCAGACCGTCGACCTCTCGGACCGGCAGCTCGAGGCGCGAGATGAGGCAGATCGCGACATGCCGGCGGGCGAAGTCGAGGCCGGCGACGGCGTTGTAGTGAAGGAAGTCGGCGTTGAACGGGGCCCTCCAGTTCAGCAGCAACGCCCGGCGCAGCTTCATCGGCATGACGAAGAGCACGCGGCCGTGCGCGTGGGCGCCGGCGACGTAGGAGATGGTGTTGCGGATCTCGGCCAGCAGATTCGCGGCGGCTCGACGCTGCTCAGGGCTCGCATTCACCCCTGGGAAGAGCGACTTCATCGAGAGCCGGCGGTCGACCGCGAGGATCACGTTCTGATTCATGCTGACCGGCACGTCGTGCACGACGACGGGGCGATGGCCGCCGAATGCGAGACTGGTCAGCACTTCATCGGTCGATGCGTCGAGCAGCAGCAGCGGAGCGGACGCCCAATTCGGATCCGTCCTCCAGTTCAACTGGATCTCGGGATCGGCTGCGGCGGGGTCGAGAACGCGAATGCGGCGATCCGGGAGCGGCTTCGTCAACCGGCTGCGAAAGTCGGCTTCGAGCTCAGCATTGGGATTCGCCTCGAGCAGGCTCTCGACGGTGGCGTTGAGTTTGCAGGTCATCAGGTGCTCGACACGATCGATGATCAACGCCCAGAACCGATACTCCTCGCCGACATTCGTGCCGGTCGGACGGGCGCAGAGCTCGCGGATGTGCTCGAGCGTGAGGTCAGGGGTCAGGTCGGCCTGGCTTGTTAGCGCATTGCCGCACACCCGCCGCGCCACCCGAGCGAGCTCGAGGCCTGTGACGCGCTTGTTGCCCCGTTGCACCACGTAAGAGGCGACGGCGTCAGCGATATCGTGCCCAAGGGCCATGGCTTCACACACGACCTCGACGATCTCCTGCCGATCCTGCAGCAGGTCCAGCGGGTCGAGCCCTGCCTCCTTCTCTTTCTTCGTCAGCTTTGGCTCGCGCCGTTCGCGCTTCAGCGTCGACCTCGGGAGTGTTGTCGTGTGTACGAGCAAGTCGAAGCAGCGCTCGTCGATGATGACGCCGCGCGGAGTTGCAATCTCCTCGGGCACGCTGAGGGTGACGAAATTCCTGACCAGGAACACCAAGTCATGCTCGGTCAATGCCTTGCGCTGCAGGATCGCCGGGCAGGTCGCGTAGTGCACGCACGTGACTTCCTCAGGCTTGCCGTCCGGGCGGCCGTAGATGTCGCGCGGCGTGACCTTGGCGCTGCACATGCCGGACGTCGGGACGTGCGCGGCCTGCAGCATCTTCATTTCCTCGGCGCGGAGGCAGCCGGCTTTGACCTTCCCCTGGTACGTCATGAACGACAGCTTCGATCCGATCGCGAAGCGCCGGAGCTGGCGCAGATAGTCGCCAGCGTCCCCCTCGGCGACGATGCCCTTCGCCACGGCCGCTGCAATGAGATCGTCATCGGTGGCCCCGGAGGGCAAGCCGAGCATTGCGGCGCGGTCGCGCAGGTCTTCGATGTTCGAGTAGGTCGGCACGATGAAGAGCATCGGCCCGAGCCTTTGACTGTCCGATGACTCGATCGGCTGGAAGACCTCAGCGTGGCGTGCGCCGAGGCGCTTGATCGCTTGGGTGCTCTTGCCGATGCCCGTGGGCCCGGCGATGACGTGGATGCGGGCCGTCATCGCGACGACGTCGTCGAGGAAGGCATCAATGCCGGCGACGACTTTCTCGCTGGCGGCGCCGCCGATAGCCGCGCGATCGGGCTGCAGGGCGCGCTCGGCCGCCTTCAGCGTATCCGGCGCGGAGAACTTGACGGGGATGGATGCGCGGCGCTTCGGCAGGAAGGAAGTCGGCCCGGTTTCAGACCGCGGCTTCGTCGCCTTCTTGTCGATAGGTTCAACCAGATCAGCGCTCTGCGCGGTGGCGTTGGCGGCGGGCTTGGCGCCCCGCTTGGCAGGCGACATGCGGCCGTCCCGCAGCGCGGCCATGGAACGGTGCACCTTCTCGAAGGCCTGGTCCCGGAGCTTCCGCTCGGTCCATGCACGGTCGGGATGCTCGCCGGCGCGGAAGCGCTCGATCGTCAGCGCGATCAACTGGTCCGCGCTCGCCTTCGGGTTCAAGCGGACGATGTCGCGGGCCTTGGAGAAGAGGAATGCCTCTCGACCATCGATCACAAGCCCGTCGCGCTCGGCCCACTGATGGGAGCCCCATGCCGACTGATGCGGCACGCGCAGCTTGGAGGTGTCGACGCCTTCGAAAGTCGCCTCGGCATCGCTGAGGCCCCGGCCGCGAGCCGGAGTGAAGAGCTGCAGTTCGGCGGCGAAGCGCTCGAAGAGGCGCGCCAGTTGCGCCGGCGTCACCAAGGTGGCCTCCTGAGGGCCAAAGAAGTTCGGCAGCATGTTCCATTCGAACATGTCGTCCGTGCTGTGGTGCCGCCCCATGGCCGTGATCATGTGGCCCGTCGCCAGGATTTCGATGGCCTGTCCGTTTGGGGTGCCGTCCGGCCCCATCAAAAGGAATCGACCGTAGGGCGGCAAGTCCTCGGCGCGCTCTACGCGGAAGATGAGCGCGATCTTGGGCCGGTTGCCGACACGGGCGAAGCTGTCGCCCAGCTCCTCGCCGATTATGGCATTGATCTTGGCATTCATCGCCGGGTCGGTGACGTCGACGTCGATGCAGAACGTGTTGCCGCTGACGGCGCCGAGCAGGATCGCGGTGTTGTCCGTGAAGTAGCTACGGGGGTCGTGCTGCTTGACCCAGTACTCGATCTCGGCACGGGCAGGACGTGCATGGATGTACTGGCCCCACTTGATCACGCGACCGTCGACGATGCCGGTGCGGCGGCTCGCGCTATTGCGCTGCTGCGGTAGCACCATCCAGCCCAGATCGAACATCTTCAGAGCGACGCTCGTCCACCAGTTCTGGCCGTGCTGGAAAGAGACCTCGGGCCGCGCTTCAAGTTCGGCCAGGTAGTCGGGAGATAGGGGGATATCGATATCAGCGTGGGCCTCAACGACGGCCGCCAAGCGGTCGTCGGTGCTCTCCTGCTGAAGGTGTCGTGCTGATGACGCTCTAAGGGCGTCGAGCCGTTTCGTCATGCTGCTATCCAATACATCGAGCGTCACCGTTGATCGGCGATCGTCACGAATAGGATGCTGATCCAGCCAGCAAACCTCAAGCAGTATTTTGCAAGTCCTTCGTTAATGCGAACGACGATCCAGTGGAGCCCAGCAATTACGGGGGTAATCCATCCCCCATCGGAGTCGGAGTCCGATGGAGATAGAGCGTCGTTTTGTACGATGCGTTGTATGATCCTTTCTGCCCTTGATGCAGTATTCGGCCACTGCGCTTTCTGGATGCCACGATCGATTCCTTCTCGACGGGGCAACAGTGCGGGAACAGACTTGGACCGGACGCAATAAAGGCTTCGAGGCGGCAGCCACGAAGGATGCGCTGCTCGAGTACATCTCGCAGCAGATCACCGCCCGTGACCTTGCTCTAGAAGACCTGCAGGCGATCGACCCCAGCATTCGCCGCCGGAGTCTTTCCCGCATCCGCACACTCGACCGAACGGTCGCATCGATCGACCGTCTCGAATCTATCGCGCGCGCTCTCGGCTGGTCCGATCGACACGTCGGGGTGGCGGCATGACTAGGCGCGTTGGTCCACATGCTGAGGCCTATGTCGACCTCATCGAGCGCATCGGGCGCGTGGTCCGGGTGATGCCGACCGCAGAGTGCCTGCAGCGCCTGGGTATCCAGCGCAATGAGCTCTCCATGCTGCGCTGCGGTCACGAATCCTACTTCGGGTGGGACCGGCTCCACAGCTTCGCCATCGAGCTCGGCGTCCCGATCGCGGACTCCTGGGTGAAGGTGCAGCGCGATGCCCGCCAGGGGGTGGCAGCATGACGCGCGTCCTCGTCCTCGACACCGCTACCAAGACCGGCTGGGCGTCGCTCGTCGATGGCGTCATCGTAGCCCACGGCCTGCTGCGCCTCGATGCCGGTATCAAGGTCAAGGAGACGGTGCAGCGCCACCCGCTCATCCTGAGCAAGGCCTTCGATGACATCGACTATCTCATCGCCGATCAGGCTCCCGACTTCATCGTCATCGAGCACCCGCACCTGCGTGGCGCCTCCAGCTTTCTGACCGTGGCCATCTACGCGGTGGTGCAGCTGCTATGCGCCCGCCGTGAGCTGGGCTTCTACCCCGTGCATACCGCGGAGTGGCAGAGCCGGATTATCCCCGGGCCCAACAGGCCCAAGGGCATCACCAAGCTGCGCTCGATCGCGCACGTGAAGGCCCAGGGCTTCGACCCCGAAACCGACGACGTCGCCGATGCGCTCTGCATCGCCGAGTACGTCGCCACCTATCTCGAATTCAGCGCCGGCGCGACCGGCCCGTCATCAAGCCCCTCTGCTGCCCCGCAAGACGGTCGCACGGCGCCGGCGCTGAACCCTGCTGCGAGGGCGGCCGCATGATGCCCGCCCACGTTACCCAGCACGCCGTCAGGCGCTACGCCGAGCGCGTTCTCCACGTCCCCGTGGCCGAGGACCTCAACGACCTGCAGGCGGTCGCCGATCTCGTCGATCGCGGCATCGATGTCGGTGCCATCCGGGAGCGGCTTCACCACGCCTGCGACCTGGCGGTCGACCTCGGTGCCACCGCCGTCAAGGCCGATGGCGTGCGCCTGATGCTCAAGAACGGGGCCGTCGTCACCGTGCTCGCGAAGTGCAGCCCCGGCTCAATCTACGGAAGGAACGCCGCATGAAAACCTCCACCAAGGGGATCGCTGGCGCGTCCGTCGCCGCCGTCATCGCCCTGACCACCGCTTTCGTGCAGCCCTGGGAAGGTCGCAGCCTCCAGGCCTACCGCGACATCGTCGGCGTCTGGACGATCTGCGACGGCGAGACTAAGGGCGTGAAGCCCGGCCAAGTGGCGACGCCGGCCGAGTGCGACAGCATGCTCTACAAGAGCCTGCTCGGCTACAAGGCGCAGCTCGACGCCTGCCTGACCTACCCGCTGCCGCTCAAGACGGCCGCGGCGTTCCTCAGCTGGACCTACAACGTCGGTGCCGGCGCTGCCTGTTCGAGCACGCTGGTGAAGCTGGCGAACCGTGGCGACCTCGTTGGCGCCTGCAATCAATTGCCTCGCTGGAACCGTGCCGGTGGGCAGGTCGTGAAGGGCCTGACCAATCGCCGCCTGGCTGAACTGCAGCTCTGCCTTGAAGGCGTCCGTGAAGATCACGCTGTCAGCTGGGACGACACCGAGCTGCAGTACTTCCACGGCGAGGTCGCGTGATGTCGCTGCGCCTCGCCCTCATTTCCATCTCGGCGTTCGTCGTGCTCGGCCTGGCCGGCGCGCTCTACGTGCAGACGATGCGCCTGGAATCGACGCAGCGGCAGCTCGTCGAGGCCCGCCAGGAGCTGGCTGCTGCCAGGCGCGCGATCGTCGTGCTCGAGGACGAGATGAAGCGCGCGATCGAGCGTGCCGAAGCCCGAGCGCAAGAGCGCGAAGCAATCCTCGCTGCGCCCGAAACCGAGAACCGCCCGATCTCGCCGATCCTACGCCGCGGCCTCCAGGGCGCCGACAACATCGGAGGCCCCAAATGATCATCCGTTCCGGGTTCGTCGACCGTGACGTCGTGATCCGCGAGCTCGGCTTTGAGCCCACGGAGATCGATCGTGCCAGTGCCACGCTCGCGCGTCGGGCGGTCTTCCGCTCCCTGCTCGTCGCGTCGCTGCTGCTCGCTGCTGCCATCGTCCTCTCGGGCTGCTCGGCGACGCTGCGCTCGACGGTGCCGCCGTCGCTGCTCGAGTGCGAGCCCCAACCTGTTTCCCCCGCCGGCAACCCCAAGGCCACCGACCGCGATGCCGCCCTCTATGTCGTCGACCTCGCCGCTGCCGGCGAGGACTGCCGTTCTAAACTCGCTTCGGTTCGCCGGATCGTGACCCCTCCGGAGAAATCGAAGTGACCATCAACGACATTGCCGGTCTCCTCGGCACTGCCGCCGCTATCCTGGGCCCCGTCATCGGCTTCATCGTGTGGCTTGTTCGCCTTGAGGGAAAGGCCTCGGCGAACAAGCGCGAGATCGAAGTCGTCGCGGTCGACCTGGGCAAGACCGACAAGAAGGTCGACGGCATCGAGCTGCAGGTCGACGACCTCCGCAAGAGCGTCGCGACCAAAGAGGACCTGCGCGAGGTCGAAGGCCGAGTGACGAAAGCCGTCGACGATGTCGGCAATCGCGTCGCCACCGAGATCGGAAACCTCGTCACCGTCATGGGCAAGCCCGACGTGGCACCGCGTACCCGTACCACCAAGCCGAGGGCCTGACATGATCGATAAGCTCGCTGTTCTGCGCGCCATCGAAGCCGCCAAAAAATCAGGCTCCTCGAGCCCGCAGAAAGACGTCGCCGAGGCGATGGGCCTCAACCGCAGCACGGTCCGGTGGATCGCCAGCGAGTCACCGAAGCCAGCGGCCAAGGAAAAGGAAGCTGCCAAGGTCTACCAGCTCGGCGGCACCGCGGCCGATCGCAAGATCATCAAGCTTGAGGACGAGGTCCACCGCCTCCGCGCCGAACTCAAGACGGCCCATCGGCAGTCGCTCGGTGACGACGAAATCCGCGACATCCTCGGCACGGCCTCGATCGCACCCACTGAGCAGCCCGACTGGCTGACGAGGGTGAAGGAATCGAGCAAGCGCACTCCGGAAGTGCCCGTGCTGACGCTGGCCGACCCCCATGCCGGCGAGGTGGTGACGCCCTCGGAGGTCAACGGCGTCAACGAGTACAATGTCCGCGTCCTAGACCGCCGCTTCAAGCGCGTCATCGATCAGACGATCAGCCTCTGCGACAACTACGGCCCGGGCAACTATCCCGGGATCATCGTCAACCTCGCCGGCGACAATGTCTCCGGGGGGCTTCACGAAGAGCTCCGCAAGACCGACGAGCTCTCCCCGCTCGAAGCCACCCTCCACATGCGCGACCTGCTCGCTGCTGGGCTGCGCCGCCTGGCCGATCGACTTCGGTCGCGTCTACGTCCCGGCCGTCGCCGGCAATCATGGCCGCGCCACGGTGCGCCCCGAGTTCAAGCGTTACGTCCGGAACAACTTCGACTGGCTGCTCTACGAGCTGCTGCACCGCGAGTTCGCGAACGACAAGCGCATCCAGGTCGATACCCGCGACGCGAACGAGGTCTACTACCGCGTCTACGGCAAGCGCTTCTTCCTGAACCATGGGGACATGATGGGGGTGAAGGGCGGCGACGGCATCATCGGCGCCATCGGCCCGATCATGCGCGGCGAAGTGAAGATGCGTGCCCACGCGGCGTCCTCCGGCATGGAGTACGACGTCATGATCATCGGCCACTGGCACCAGCAGATCTGGCTGCCGCGGGCGATCGTGGCGAACACCATGAAGGGCTACGACGAGTACGCCAAGAACGCCCTGCGTGCTCCGATCACTGCACCCTCGCAGCCCCTCTTCTTCGTCCATCCGCGCTACGGCATCACCAGCAAATGGGACATCCTCTGCGAGGAGCCCGCGCCGAAGGCCGACACCGCCTGGGTGGAAATGTTCAATCCCGTCCGGAGGGCCGCATGATGCACCTCGCTCTGGACTACGACCACACCTACACCGCGGCGCCCTCGGTCTGGGACGCGATCATCGTCTTCCTGAAAGCTCAGGGCCACCGCGTCAGCGTCGTCACCTTCCGCGACGAGGCGCACGACTGGACCGACGATCTCACGCACCTGCACGACGTCGTCCAGGTGCCCGTCTACTGCACGCGTGGCTGCGCGAAGAAGCCGTGGTGCGAGGCGCGCGGCATCGACATCACCATCTGGGTCGACGATCGGCCGGCGGGCATCCTCGCCGACTCCACGCTGTCGCCCTCGCAGCTCGAAGAGTGGCGCGCCGCCGACCAGGCGTCCCGTGGGGAAAGGCCGGCAGCATGAGGCGGCTCCCCAGTATGCGGAAGCTGACGGTCGAGGAGTGGTGCGCTCTGAACCTGCAACTCGATCCTGCGATGACCGTCTCGCTCGATCCAGTTCTCCGGGCATCTGATGTCCACCCGGTGGCTGTCGCTGCCGCACGCGCGCGCGGCCGCCAACTGCAAGCCTTCTTCGGGAAGGTCGGGGCCTTCATCGCCAACGTCGAGGCTCTCCCCAAATGACCGACCCCGGCGCCACCACCAGCGACTTCGCCGTCGCCGATCTCGAACCCACGATCAATCCGAAGGCAGTCGCTGGCCGCCGCAAGATCGCTCACCACCACACGCCCAAGCTGCCGGTTCTTTACCAGGCGGCGATCCATGAGCTCGGTGCCCGCAAGTACGGCTCCTTCAACTGGAGGGCGAAGCCGATCCAGCTGACGGACTACATCGACGCGATTCGCCGGCATCTCGACGAGCTTGAGGCCGGCGTTGATCTAGACGCCGAGAGCGGCTTGCCGCACTGCGCGCATATTATGGCCACTGCCGCCATCGTCATCGACGCCGCGGCGTTCGGCAGCCTGATCGATGATCGCAGCCCAACCCCGATGCTCGTTGGCGAGATGAAGCGGATCGCCGACCTCAAGCAGTCGTGGCCGGAGGCGAAGACCTGATGGCTGGCCGTTTCATGATCCCGAACGCCGGCGGCCGGCAGCGCCCTGCCGTCGACAAGTTCAAGTCGGTGGTGCCGAAGAAGGCGTCGACGGCCAAGCCCGCTCTGGAGCTGCCTGCCGCCTGGCGCAAGGCGGATGCGAAGTGACGAGGTCCGTCGTCCACCATCGACTACGGGCGAACGCCGTCTCGCTCTACCACGCCGACTGCCGCGACGCGCTGCGCCGGCTTCCGGACGCGTGCATAGACAGCGTCGTGACCGACCCGCCCTATGCCTTGGTATCGATCGTGAAGCGTTTCGGCGGCAAGAACAGTGCGCCGGCGCAGCACGGCAAAGACGGCCTTTACGCCCGCGCCTCGGCCGGCTTCATGGGCAAGACCTGGGACACCGGCGAGACAGCGTTCGCCGTCGAATTCTGGGAAGAAGTCCTGCGCGTCCTGAAGCCCGGTGGACATGTGCTCGCCTTCAGCGGCACCAGGACGCAGCACCGTCTCGTCTGTGCGATCGAGGACGCCGGCTTCGAGATACGCGACCAGATCGGCTGGCTCTACGGCACGGGATTCCCGAAGAACCACGCCGTGCGCGGCATCGATGAATTCGAGGGCTGGGGCACTGCGCTCAAGCCCGCCTGGGAGCCGATCTGCGTCGCGCGCAAGCCATTGATCGGCACCGTCGCGGCGAACATGCTCGAGCATCGCACCGGGGCCATCAACATCGCAGGCTGCCGGATTGACTATGCATCGCCCGAGGATATGGCAGGGGCCACGCCGCAGGGTCGCGTCGTATGGCCTACGGGCGGCAACCTCGCCGGCGGTGGTATCGATGCAGAGCGGAAGGAATTTGAGCGTCCTGCGCTGACCGGTCGCTTTCCGGCCAACATCATCCATGATGGCAGCGACGAGGTCATTGCGTCGTTCCCGGCTGACCGCAAGGGCTTCTCGGCCGGCGGGCGTCGGCCTGGGCAAGCGAACCGACGCAACGTGATCCCCGGCATCGGCTCAGGCGGCGAGGTCGTGCACTACGGCGACAATGGATCGGCCGCGAGATTCTTCTACAGCGCCAAAGCATCCAAAGCTGACCGCGCCGGCAGCAAGCACCCGACCGTGAAGCCAGTCGACCTGATGCGATATCTGTGTCGGCTGGTAACGCCGCCAGGCGGCATCGTCCTCGATCCCTTCGCCGGATCCGGCACCACCCTCGTCGCCGCCGAGCTCGAAGGTTTCAAGGTCATTGGGTGCGAGCGCGAGGACGAGTACGTCGCCGACATCGCGCGCCGGTTCGACTTCAAGCTAGAAACGACCGCAGCCGCGTAGCAAGGCGATCCCGATCGGCTGCCTTGGTCTCGCACTCCCACACCGTCAGCACGTCCCAGCCGGCCCCCTGCAGGGCCGTTACGTGGTCGTTATCCCGCTCGACGTTGCGAGTGATCTTCGGGCCCCAATAGTCGGCGTTCGCCTTCGGCGGCCGAGCACCGCGCTTGCAGTCGTGGCCGTGCCAGAAGCAGCCATGCACGAAGACGACCTTTCGCCGGCCGGCGAACACCAGGTCAGGCTTTCCCGGCAGATTCTTGCCGTGCAGGCGGTATCGGTAACCGAGGCCGTGGACCAGGCGGCGCACGATCATCTCGGGCGCCGTGTCCTTCGACTTGACTGCCCGCATGATCTCGCTGCGCGTGGGGCTACTCGTCCGGGGCGAAGATCTCGTCGGCGTTCTCCGGTCCTTCCTCGACTGATGCCTCGCCACCCAAGCTCACGAATCGCCGTTCGGCGAGCCACTGGATGCGCTTCGCCTGCGTCAGCAGCACGCGCCGCAAGCCCGTGTGCTTCAATTCCCGCTCCGAGATGACCTGCGCTAGCTTCGACACGATCAGGGCGCGGCGGGCTAATCGAGTGTCGGGGTGCTCCCTCAGCTTTCGGACCTCGTCGGATACGATCGTGCCGCGCCGGCTGTCCGGCTCCGTGACCTCCACCTGAGGCGTAGGCGGATCCTTTTCGTTCAGGATGGCACCGAACCGGCTTTCCTTCCGCAGCCGGGTGAACACCTTGTGCTCAAGGGCGTCCAGGTACTTCTTGGTCTCCTTGTAGTCTGGGTGCTTGCTGTTGATCCCCTCGAACTGAGGGAGCGGCCACACCTGGATCTCGGCCACCTCGAAGGGGTCTAGGACCGACATCGCCACGGCGTCAGTGCGCTGGTTCGTCATGTGGCGGCGAACGCGTCCGCTCAGCTTCTCCTTGGTCTGGCCCACGTAGATCGGTTCGCCATCGTAGTCGTAGAAGGCGTAGACGCCCCACTTGAACCCGCCGACGTTGCGCTCCACGCCATCGCTGCCGGGATATTGCGTTTCCCTGAAGAACTGCTCGATCCCCTTCCGGAGCTCGTCGGTCTCCATCGGTGGCGTGCGAATAGCGTCGCCGGTACCGGTGTCCTTCGTCTTCCCCTTCGCCACCGTCACCCCCGTCGAATGGCCATCATATCCGACTCCCGCTGTACCACGCCGGCACGTGATATCGTCGTCTTTCTCCAAGTCTCGCCGCTTCGATCCTCGACGTCGAAGCGGACGTAGTTGACCTCGTCGTCGTGGCCTTTGAAGCAAGCATGGAAGGCCTGCAGCAGCTCGACGGCAGCCAGGTCCTGCGCCAGCGAGTGCGGGTTCGCCAGGCCGGGCGCGGTGGCGGGGAAAACGTAGATGCATGTGGGCGGCACCCGGAATGGCCCGATGTCGGTCATGCGGTTGGCGTTGCCATCGGCGGCGATCTTCGGGCACGGACGGCCGGTGGTGCCGCAGACCATGTCCCAGATGATGACGCCGTCGACCTGCTGCCCCCGGGCGATCATCTCGGCGCTCAAACGGGTGTGGATGCCCGACCAGGCGTTGCGCCGCGGATCGCTTCCGGGATTCGTGACCATCGACCAGATGACGAACTCGTCGGCATCGGCGGGCC